AGCCTTTATATGAGGCATATTGTTCTGAATGTAATAGATATCCCTGAAGCCTAACGTATGGCGTATAAAGTTTTTAAGCTTAGTCATAATCTCACCATGATATAAATGTAATAAACGCCAAAATAGGCAGCGTGACGGGCGACATTACCCACATCTTAAAGATGTCTTTCCCCGTCTCCTTTCCTTTCACTATTGCGACCATTGCCCACATTAGCATGATGAAATAGCTTATTAGTATGTATGTGATCATTCTTTATCCTCCAAACCCTTACACATGCTCAACAGTTGAGCCTCCAATTTAACGTTACGGCACTTTCTACGCCATACATCGTATCTAATGCCCCAATGTTTGCAGGCATCCCATACAGTCCAGCCTTTCCCGTGAATTATTTCTGTGAATTTACATTTCATTCTCACCCCTCACTAGTGGTTATTTGCCTATCTATTGACAACATAGCAAAAGGCTTATAATAACGCAAGGCCAACAATCAGCCTTTAATGATTGCTCAGACTGTCAAAGTCTATGCCTAAAAGGTCTTTACCCATGAGTGACACCCTGCAAAACGATGAGTACGCAGAAGAAATAAACGAACCCATTGAAACAAATGATTCTGTATCGGACTCAGGTCCCGATAATCAAGTTCAAGATGAATCGAATGAACAAGTTGACCCTAATGAGGTTGCAAAGCAAAAAGCTAATGATGCGTTTAATAAGCAGTACGGCGAGAAGAAACAGTTAGAGCGTGACTTAGCACAAGAGCGCGAAAGACTGGCTAGATTCGAGCAGGATGAGCGTGACCGTCAAGCGGCATTGGTTGGTGATATCCCAGATATCCCCGACCCGTTCGATGACGATTTCGATTCCAAGGTTAGAGCCAGAGAACAGGCGCTAATCGCCCAGGCTAACTATAACGCGCAGAATCAGTACCATTTGCAGCAACAGCAGAACCGTCAACAACAAGAAGCGCAAGCTAAACAGCAACAAATCCATGACTCGATGGCTAGTTATAGCAAGAAAGCATTGGATTTGGGCATTGACCAGAACGAACTGCAAGCAGCTGGCAACACAGTAGCTAATTACGGTTTATCTGACGATTTAGTCATGCATATATTGGCTGATACAGATGGGCCATTGATAACCAAACATCTAGCGGCAAACCCGCAAGACGGTTACAAATTAGCGAACATGTCACCATATGAAGTGGGTACATTCTTAGGCGATGTCAAGAAAAAAGCTGGCGCATTAAAACCCAAAACAAGCAGCGCCCCAAATCCCGCAACCAATTTGCGTGGTAATGGCGCAGACCCTAGCAAGACCAAATACAAGAATCTTGGCGGGGCTAAATTTGAATAATATAGGAGCCACTCATGGCTAATAATTTTGACAGTAACTTTTCGCGCAAAATCATGGAATCTTTCTTAGATAAATTCCAATCTGAGCGTGTAATCACAAAGAACGTAGATACTCAACTTTTCGCTGGTAAGTTCAATCCATCAACTGGCGATAGCATTGATATTAAACGACCTACTGATTACACATCAGTTCGTACCGCTAAAGGTGATGTATCGGGCGAAACTGCCAATGATATAATCACTGGTAAGGCAACTGCAACAGTTCAGGATTACTTTACTACCTTCGTAGATTATGACGAAGCAGACGAAGCGATCAAAATGAACCAATTGGACAAGTTGCTCGCTCCTATGGCTACTCGTATCGTTACTGATTTCGAGACTGATTACGCTAAGTTCATGATGAAAAATTCAGGCTTACTTGCTGGTGAGGTTGGTGTTGCAATCGGTGCAGGCGGTGACGCTTGGGGCGATGTTGCGGAAGCTGGCGCAATCATGCAGGCCTCAGGAATCCCAATGGATGGTGGCTGGAAGTATGCGGTTAACCCATTCGCACAGCGTAAACTTGCTGGAGACCAACGCAGCTTAGGCGGCGAAACTGGCGCAATGACAGCTAACGAAAAGGCCACTATACAAGAGTCTTTTGCTGGCATGAAAGTAATGACCGCTACCACTTTGGGTAACTACTCAACTGGTACGGGCGCAAACCGAGATGGAACTGTTGTAGGGACTCCAGTGGCAACCTACTTGTCTGCTAAAGACACCATGACCCAGGTTATTGGTGTTACAGCATTCCAAGCTAACTTGGTTGTTGCAGCAGGCGAAACAGTTACCATTACTGGTCGCTACCGCTTGAATATGTCAACTCGTGAAGTTGTACTTGATGAGACAGGCGCGCCAATAGTTTGGTCTGCTACTGTAACTGAATCGGTTACACTAAACGGCTCAGGCGCAGGCAACTTGACTGTTACAGGTCCAGCAATCTTTGAAGCTAGCGGCCAGTACAACACTGTTGACTCTGCAATCACGGCGGGTGATGTAATCACTCTTGGTGGTGCTGCTTCTACTATTATCCAGCCTAACCTGTTCTGGCACAAACAAGCATTTACATGTGCGTCTGTACCAATCAAGAAATTACACTCTACTGACACAGTGGCTACAACCGAAGATGGTTTACAGTTACGTGTGAGTAAGGGGTCTAACTTCCTTGAGAACAGCCAGAAAGTGCGTATTGATTTCCGTCCAGCTTACGGCGTGATGAGCCCGTTCTTCGCTGGTAAAGGTTTCGGTAACTCTTAACTAGTAGTCTTATCGCAACCCTTCGCTGAGGGGTTGCTATTAAGGTTATTAATTGAGGTGACACCATGAACAAGCTTTACAAGAAAGACGGCACAGAAGTAACGGTTAATGACAACTCATTGAAGTACGCCCTATCTATCGGCTGGACAAAAAACAAACCAGCAACAAAGAAACCAATCAAAAAGGCTAACTAATGGAAACGGCAAAAAGCGTCATCAATGACGCATTGCAAGAGATTCTTGTTCAACAGTCCGAGCAACCTATTGAAGCCGTAGATTTCCAGACATCTAAGCGATACCTGAACCGTATGATGGCAACAACGCCATACAACGGGCTGGGTTATACTGTCGTGGTTAATCCAGATGACCTTGTAACTATCCCAGATGGTGCGCTTGAAGGCGTGATATTCAATCTAGCGAAGCGGTTACTTGCAACTTATGATATGCCATTGACGGCTGAACTAATGCAGTCAGCTCGCGCTGGCTTGCAAGAGATTAGACGCATAGCAGTTACCGTACTTCCAGCGTTCCACCCTTGTACATTACCGATTGGCAGTGGCAATGAGCAGGAAAACACATTTAATACTGACAAGTTCTACCCATGCCCAGATGATGAGCTATTGACAGAGCGCGGCGGTTCCATTCTTTTGGAGAGTAACAGTAATGGCGAGTAAAAAAGAGAGTCAATTATCAACTCAGGTGACCTTCGCCCCTGGCGACTTAGTAACAGGCTTACGCGCAAACACTAACGTGAATTTCTCATATGATGGCTTGTTTAATGCCATGAGTGGGTTGACCAACTTGAACCAGATTGGTAACACGTTTGGTGCGCCAGTATTGGAGCAGCCACAAGCTGGCGTTAACAATTTCAGAAACATCGAAAGCGGGTCAGGTATCTCTGCCACAATATCGGCTGAGAACGGTATCAACATCAAGCTGAATGTAACCCAAGACGTTACAGGTACGACTATTATTGATGATGTAGCCGCTAATGTTCCTGTTCTTAGTTCGTTTGTAGCTGGTCAAGGTATATCGCTCATTAAAGCTGATAATGCCATTACAGTCTCAAACACCATTGACCCTGCAACTGGTTTATCTAATCGTGTTGTTGTGACTCAGGCCAGTGACTTGTCGGGTACACTTGACAGTACAAAAGAGTATTTTATTGACGGCATTATCAACATGGCAGCGCAGCAAATAACAGTGCCAGCCGGTGGCCTAAACCTAACGGGGTATAACTTCGACACTTCAAAGTTAACGTCGAGCGTTGAGGGTTACACTATGTTTATCTCGCCAGTCGGTGGGTCAGGCAATATCATCGGCAGGGATTACGCGATTGAAGTGACGGGCGCAACCTCGCAAGTTTACAACATAACAAGTGCAACAGGTTTTAATGCGTTTGAGTTCTCCCGCATTAACTATAACGATTGTGAATCGCTCGGAACAATAACCAACTACAGGCAAGGTTTGGAAGTGGGAACTGGTCGTTTCGGTGGTAAGCCACAGCTAACCCTTGCTGGTACTTGGGTGGGTGGGTACTTCATTGATACGTCAATAGTCAGAAGTCTTGTTGATGGGGTATACAGCTTGTTTGCTGCAGGGGCAGGCTTCTTAATGAGTTCTAGGTTTAGAATGAATATGAATATTGACTTACCAGCCAGTGCTTCACTAATTGATTTTGCAGAAGCTAACTTTGTTAGCCCTTCAACGCTACAGTTAACTAATGCCATAGTCACAAGGGCTGGCGTTTTTAACGCAGCAGATACTAACTTAACTCCAAATATAACTCCAAGCGCCTTAGTTTCAGCATGGTCAGGTAATATCGGCGTTAACAATACGTTTGTAGGTGGACAAGCTAATGTATCAACAGAAGTATTGACAACAATAACGACTCAAAGCGTATTTGTTGATTTAGCTGGTACGTTTACTGCATCCGATTTGCAACACTTTGACTCGCCAGTAAATGGGCAGCTTAGAAATCTGGGGGTATCCCCAGCGGAGTACAAGGTTAGCAGTCAATTTGTTTTATCGTCAGTGGCTAACGACGAGGTTGATTTAAAGCTGGTTATATTCAGAGCGGCAACAACAACATTCGAGGACGGTGGCGGCATTAGGCGCGTAATTAACAATCTCCAAGGTGGTCGAGAGGTGGGCTTTTTTGCTGTAACCGACAACATAACGCTTAACCAAAACGACTATATTAAATTCCAAGTGGCAAACGACACAAGCACAGCAAATATCACTGCAGAACTGGATAGCTATTTCACAATAGAGGCCAGATAATGCCTAGAGTAACCTTACCACTAGACGGCTTTTATGAGTCTGAAACGCTAGAGATATCAGAGCAGGAATGTATCAACTGGTATCGTCAGGTTAGTCAGAGTCAGGGCGATGTATCACCAGTCTCATTACGGGGCTGTGCGGGAATAACTCAGCGCACAACAACGGGCGAGATACAACAGGTTAACCGTGGTTCACACGTTAAAGCTGGGGTTGCTTACTTTTTAAACGGTGAGACGCTTGTATCAATCACCATTGCGTTTGATGATGAGGGAGTTGTATCATTTACGCCAGTTGCACTTGGTTCAATACCTGGTGATTCTCGTGTCAGCATGGCTGATAATGGTAAACAGTTGATGGTGCTTGTTCCAGGTGGCAACGGTTACATTATTGATGAGTCAAGTGGGACACCATTTGTGCAAATAACAGACCCTAGCTTTACCGCTAACGGTGCGCCTCAGCACGTCAGATTCAATAGCTCATTCTTTGTTGTGACTACTGATACTAAGAAGTTTATCCGGTCATCAGCTAACGACGGCACTAATTGGAGCGCGTTAGACGCCTACTCAGCAGAGTCAGACCCCGACATCATCACGGCGATTCATACCAACAATAACCGTGTTTATATTGGCGGTAGTGAAACCATTGAAGAATTTACGTTTAACGGCTCAGTGTACCAGCGCACAGGCTTTTTCATAGATAAAGGCGTGTCAGCACCATTTAGCATGGTAAGCACCAATAACAGCTTTATGTGGATTGGTGCGGGCACTAACGAAAGTCCAGCTATATGGATACTATCAGGCAACCAAGCACAGAAGGCGTCAACCACCACTATTGATAAGATACTACAAGGCTTTTCAGCCTCAGATATCGAGAGTGCGTTTAGTTATGCGTTTGCTCAAAATGGCGCGTATTTTATCGGCTTTTCATTCCCTACGTTAACGCTTGAGTTCAATACCGTTACCGGCAAGTGGAACGAAAGAACCAGTCAGGTGTTGGATGATAAAGGGTTTACACAGACAATCAGATGGCGTGTTAACTCAGTCGCGTTTGTTGATGGATATCTACTATGCGGCGACTCAAGGGATGGGCGTATCGGTGATATCAGCCCATTCACTTATAAAGAGTACGGTAACGGGATATTACGAACATGCGTGATCCAACCTCTTACCAATCAGGGCAACGCAATCTCAATAAGCGAGCTTGAACCTACATTTAAAGGTGGTGTAGGTACACTTGAGATACCTGACCCGAAAATCAGAATGTCAACATCAAAGACAGGTGAAGGATTTGACGATGAGACTAGCCGATGTATCGGCACAGTTGGCAAGTATAACGCGCGTACAGTTTGGAACAGACTAGGCCGATTCCCAAGAGAGGCGCTTATTAGATTTACCATGTCTGATAGCGTTGAATCTGAGTTCGTTAAGCTTGAAGCTAGGGTGAAAGGCGGACAGCGTGGTAACTAAAGTTTCTAGTATTAGCCTTGACCGCCCCATCGTTGAGCCAGATGGTAGCTTAACAGTGCAGAGCAGAGAGTTTTTTAGTACAATAACACAAAGGTCTTTAATTATCGGAACGGGTAGCCCAGAGGGTGTAGTTTCAGCTTTGCAAGGGTCAGTTTATATGGATGACGCAGGGACAACAGGTGCAATACTCTATATTAAGCGAGATAACGCTGATGGTGCGGGCGATGATTCAAATGGTTGGATTTTAGTTTGATAATACTTGGATTGCCAAGAAGCAGAACCGCATGGCTATCTGTTTTCATGTCACAGTCAAATACACACTTTCACCATGAAGCAATTAATGGCTGCAATAGCATGGATGAATACAGAATAAAGATTAATGGTTGCGGGGATAGCACTACAGCACTGCCATTTTTGAAGGGTGAGCTGGCAGGGCGCAAGGT